AACATTAACGCCGTCTGATGGTGTTGGTATATGACTAGTTGCAAAAAACAAGTCAATACCTACCATTGTTTGAGCAGTGCCGTCTGTACCTCTAACGATACATTGAAGTCCACTTATAGAAGAAGCTCTCTTAGCATCTATCTTATGCCAAGTAAAAAGTATGTCTGCATCTTGGAAAGCAGCAGCGTGTTGTTGATTAGCTGGAATTACTGGTTTTACTATTTCAAATATTTTTGACATTTTATTTATTTTTTAGTTT